GGCTGCCGCAGCCGCCACGTTCGCCGTGGGTGTCTTCACGGCGTCCGCCTCGCCCACGACCGGAGGCGCCACGGCCGCCGCAGCGGCCACGTTCACCCCGCCCGTCTACACGGCCAGCGCCGCACCGACCACCGGCGGCACCAGCGTGGCGATCGCCGCGACCTTCACCGCGCCGGTTTACACCGCCACGGCCGCCGCGACAACGGGCGGAGCCACGGCTGCCGCAGCCGCCACGTTTGCCGTGATCGCCAGGGCTACCGTAGCGGTGGAAACCGGCGGGGTAACGATGGTGGCGTCGGCAACGTCGACCGTCCAGGGCACACTCATCCTCGCTCAACAGACTCTCATGCTTGCAATCTAGGAGCCAATCAATGGCCAGCAATTTTAAGATTTCCACCGCGGCGCGGAACGCCGCCTGTGATGGCCTCGTCAATCGCATCGACGGCGGTACGCCGCCGGGGACAATTCCGATTCGCACAGGTGCGCCTCCGTCCAACGTCTCAGACGCCAGTTCCGGGACACTGTTGGGAACCTGCACATTCGGCAATCCGGCCTTTGGCGACTCGGCCTCCGGTACCGCAACGGCCAACTCCATCACCTCCGACACCGACGCCGACGCCTCGGGAGACGCCGGGCATTTCCGCTGCTATCAGGGAGCCGCTGGCGACACAGCCGCGGACTGGCAGGGCACGGCCGGCGAAGCGGCCGACTCGCCCGACATGGAATTTGACAACAAGACGATCGTCGCTGGCGGCACGATCGCCATTTCGAGTTTCACACTCACGGTCCCCATCCAATAACCAAATATGCGGAACTCGCTCCGCGAGTTCCAACCCAATGTGGGAGACTCGCTCCGCGAGTCTCAACCTACGACTTGCAGAGCGAGTCGGCCACCTTTCCAAGGACGGAGTTCTAACATGCCTTCGCACATTGGCGGCAGCTTCGCGCCGCCCCTCGACGCAGACACGCTTGCGGACTACAAGTCGCTCGCGGCAACCGCCCCCGAGCAAGTCGGCGAGTACATGCGGGACCTGATCCAAATGCTGAAAGTGTTCCGCGAGACACCGGACTCCGAGCAGCCCGGCAAACCCCACCCATCCGGGCGCGGCACGATCGTGCCGCTGGAAGATGCGGAGATCAAACGTATCTGGGACGTCGTACCCTGGAAAGAAGAACTCGACGTCATGGGTGGCGTGTTCGACAACATCGATCCTCTCACACAACGCGAGCTGCGCAACGCCGCCTTCCACCTGCTGTGGTTCGGCCGCGAACTGTGCGCGGATCGCGAACCGATCACCACCGACAAACTGTGAGGCCCGGACATGGACGTCCCCGCCGGATCCACCGACGTCTCGGTTCCCATCCGCTGCCTGACCGGCGCCGGAGCGGCGCTGACCGGCAAGGTGGCCGCCGATTTCACGCTCTGGTACCGCCGCGACGGTGCCAAGACCGCGATCGCCTTGTCCGACCTATCGGCCCTGACGGACGCTCACGACGACGGCGGGCTGTTCGAGATCGGCGACGGTTGGTACCGGCTCGATGTGCCGGACGCGGCCTTCGCGGCGGGCACCCATTTTGCGGCCATCGGTGGCTCGGTCACCGGCGGCGTCGTGATCACCGCGCCCCTTTCTCTGTTGGACGTCGGCAGCACGGGCACCGGGGCCCGCTCCGTGACCGTGACGGTCGACGACGGCGCCGACCCGATCGCAGGGGCCACGGTCCGTGCTACGTTGCAACCGGGTGGTGCCAGCCGCAAGGGTACCACCGACGGCAGCGGCCAGGTTGCGTTGAGTTTGGACGACGGCACCTACACGATCAGCATTACCAAACCCGGCTATTCGTTCACGCCGGAAAGCCTGGTTGTGGACGGCACGGAAACGCCCACCTATTCGATGACTTTGGAAGTCACCCCGCCGGCCGATCCGGACCTCTGCACCGGGTACCTGTACTGTTACGACGAAAACGGCGCCGCCGAGCAAAGCGTGACGGTCACCGTGACCGCCAAGTTGCCGCAGTCGACCGCCGGTTTCGCGCTGGACGATGCGGCTCAGACGGACACCTCCGACGCCGACGGCCTGGTGGAGTTCACGTTGTTCAAAGGGGCGACCTATTTTGTGAAACGGGGCACGGGCGACCGTCAACAATTCACGGCCCCCACCGACGAGGACACCTTTGCGATTGAAAGTTTAGTCGGGACGGACGCTTAACGTGGGCGACTCGCTCCGCGAGTCGCAACGGAACTCGCTGAGCGAGTTCCCCACATTTGATTGGAGCAAGTTCGCACATTACAGGATCTGTACACCACGCATAGCGGTCGGCGGGTTCGGTCGTCTAATGATGAGTTCACGCGTCGTCCCGGGACAACACCGCACCACGGAATTCACATGGCCGTTATTGACTTGAGCATCTCGACCAGCGCCGCCCAGCCGAAGAAGGCGGCCGTGGACGGCGTCAACGTGGAAACGCATTCTCTGCCCGATCTGATCGCGGCTGAGCAACACCTGCAGGCCAAAGCGGCCGGCGCCAATCCCGCCTTCAACCTCAATTTTTTGAAGCTCAAACCTGGCAGCACCGGCAGCTACGAGGGCGAATCGGACTGATGCCCAGCATGATTGTGGACCAATTCAACCGGCCCTATCCGTCGGCCCGCGAGCGGGCCCAAGAGATGGTCCGCGCCCGCTGGGACGCCGCCCAAACGACCACCGACAATCAAAACCACTGGCTCGGCGCCGACGCCCTCTCGCCCCAGGCGGCGGCCACACCCTGGATTCGCCGCACGCTTCGCAACCGCTGCCGATACGAATGCTATCAGAACAATTGCTTCGGCAGCGGGATTGTGCGGTCGATCGCTTACAGCGTGGTGGGCACGGGCCCGCGGCTGCAGCTGCTCACGCCCAACGAATCGCACAATCAGGAGGTGCAGGCCAAGTTCCACGCCTGGGCCAAAACCGTCAAGTTGGCCCGCACGCTCCGCACGGCCCGCTCCGCCCGCGCTGTGGACGGCGAAACAATCGTCCTGCAATCGATCAACCGCCGGCTGCGGACCCCGGTCAAGCTCTGGCCCCGCGCCATTGAATGCGATCACCTGACCGATCCGGAGGGCCTCTTTCAGTCGACCAGCGAAAACGACGACGGCGTGTTTTTCGACGGGGCATTTCCCGCCCGCTACCGCATCACGGATCGCCATCCGGGCGACCTCGACGCGGCTGTGCTGACCTACAAAGACCTCGACGCGGAGTACGTGATCCACTGGTTCCGTCCCGACCGGCCTGGCCAGCAACGCGGGATCCCTGAACTGGCCCCCGCCCTGCCGCTGTTCGCCGATCTCCGCCGCTTTACGCAGGCAGTTATCGCAGCCGCCGAGACCGGCGCTGACCTGGCGGGCGTGATTGAGACGCAGGGTCTGGGCACCGAGGAGCAACCCAGCGAAAACATCCGCACCATGGAGCCCATCCCGATTGAACGCCGGGCCCTGCTGGCGTTGCCCAAGGGCTGGAAGGCGCAGGCGTTCAAGACCGAACAGCCTGCGACCACATACGCGATGTTTCGCGACGCGATCCTTAACGAAATCGCGCGGTGTGTCCTGATGCCTATGAACCTGGCCTCGGGCAATTCGTCCAACTACAACTTCGCCAGCGGACGCTTGGACCACAAGGCGTGGGCCAACCTCGTGGCGATCGAACGCGATGAGATCGAAACGGACATCCTGGACACCATCTTCCTGTGGTGGCTGGAGGAAGCCATGTTCGTCGACAGCTACCTGCCCGACGACCTGCCCGCCTTCGCTGACCTCTCGTACCGCTGGCTGTGGGATAAAGAGGAATACGTGGATCCGGCCAAGGAAGCCACCTTCACCGAGAAAATGTGGAACATGGGTTTCTTGTCTGACGACGAATACCTCGCCAGCCGCAAGATCGATCCGAAGCAACACTTTGAACGGTTGGCGCGTGACCTGGAACGTCGCCGCCGGCTGGGGCTGCCGCTGCCCGGTGCTGTGACAGCCGATAGCCTGACGGACATGGAAGATGAAGACGAGAAGGAAGAAGCCGCCGGCGTCGCCGCTCGCATGCAGCGGATTCTGGACGCCTACAACGGACAGCACGGGACAACGTACGCTTTAGCCAATTGACCACGGGGAACTCGCTCCGCGGGTTCCCTTGGCAGGCATGGACGCCTGCGACACGGGCCAGGGAAGGCCCACTTTATGATTCGCACAGCACAACATCACCACCCGGAGTGGTATCTGGCTGGCGCCGCCGCCCCGGGCTTCCACGTCTATGGCGGCCTGGGTAGCGCGGAGGTGCTCGAACCGGACGCCGATCTGTTCACCGCGGCTGCCGCCCCGGCTGCCGGCAACACGGCCGCCCGCTTCCGTATGGCCGCCTACGACGGCGGGCTGCTGCTGGGGATCCGCGGCTACCCTTATCCAGTTGTCGTTGACCTGGATAGCCTGAGATTCGCCCAGCGGAAGCCCGTCTTTCGGGAACACGATCGGCTGCGGATCGTTGGTCACACCGAACAGATCCAGCTGCAGAAGTACCGGATTGGCGCCGCCGGCATCATCTCCGGCGTGGGCCAGGACGCCCTCGACGTCCGCGGGTCCGGAGCGAACGGTTTCCCGTGGCAGTCTTCCATCGGCGTCCGTCCCGGTTTGGTCGGGTTCGTGTCCCAGGGCGAAGTCGTCCGCGTCAATGCCCGGGTCTTCAAGGGGCCCGTGTACATTGCCCGCAGCGGCGCCTTGATGGAAATCTCCTTCGTCTCGATCGGCGCCAACGCCGCCGCCACCGCCAAGGTTCTCGCCGCTCATCAAATGTGGCGCAAGTTCCAAGCTAACGTGGGGAACTCGCCCCGCGCATTTCAACCGAATGTGGGGAACTCGCTCCGCGAGTTCCGTCACGACTCGCCAAGCGGGTCGCCCATTGCACCGCACCCACACTCCTTTTCCTTGCAAGGATAGACGACCCATGATCCCAGCCAACGATTGGACCCAGTACCTGACCCCGCAACAGGTCGACGATTACCTGGCCGCCGGCAACAACCCGCCGCCCATCGTCGCGCACGACCCGGGCGCCGTGCCGGACCCGTCTCTGCAGCCGCAGGCCGTGCAGGCCGCGGCCCCGGCAGCGCTGCCGTATCCGTACAACGTGATGCCGCAGCAGCTGCAACCCGCCCAACCCGTCGCGCCCCAACCCGCGGCCCCGGCTGCCGCTTTCCCGGGCCTTCCCCCCCAGGCTCCCGTGGCCGCCGCCGCGCAACCGCCCGCGCCATCTTACCCGGCGTGGCCCGGATACCCGCAGGCCACGGCGTCCCCCCCGAGCCAACCGGGCGCGACGTCACCACCCGCCCCCCAGCCCGGGCAAGCGGCCCAGCCACCGGTTACCGCGGCCGAAGCGCAGCCACTGACCGACGAGGAACGGAACGCGCGGGCCATCGAGTTGGAACATGGCCGACGCGAAATCTGCGCCCGCTACAACAACCCCACCATGACCGTGGGTGAAGGCGACGAGGCGCGGGACGTGCCCGTGCTGGCCCAGGCCGTCCGCGAGAATTGGGACCTGCGACGTACGGAGCTGGAAGCGCACCGCGCCGCGCGGCCCAGCGGTCCGGCGGTTCACGGCGTCACGCCACCGCACGAGACCGACCAGAGCATCCTCACGGCCGCGCTCTCGATCAACAACGGCTGCGCGCCCGACTTCGCCGCCGAGAGATTTGGCGAACGAACCATCGACGCCGCCATGACCGGACAGTTCCAGTCGTTCAACCTGGTAGCCCTGATGCACGCGACCCTGCAGGCCGCCGGCCGCTACGCACCCGCCGGCCAGCTGAATGACGGATTCATGGAAGCTGCCTTGATGGCCGACCGAGAAATCCGGGCCGCGGGCCAATTGTCCACCATTTCCTTGTCGAACGTGCTCAGCGGCGCGGCCAACACGCACCTGCTGGAAGCCTACCGCGGTGTGGCCGCGGTGTGGCCGCAGATTTGTGGCACGACCAGTCACAACAACTTCCACTCCCACACGTACTACCGCCTGGGCGGCGACGGCGAGTACAAGGAAGTCAAACCGTCGGGCGACCTGGAACACGCCACCGTGACCGAAACGGAGGTGTACAGCAACCAGGTCACCACCTATGGCCGCATTCTGTCGATCACCCGCGTGGACATGAAGAACGACTCGCTGGGCGCCTTTATGAAGCAGGTCCGCCACATGGGCCGCAACGGTGCCATGAAGCCCGACAAGGTCTTCCACCAGTTGCTGCTCAACGGGGTGACCAGCGGATTCTTCGTCTCTGGCACCAACCTGACGTATGGCACCGCCTACGTGCTGGGTGTCGATGCTCTGCGGTCGATCGTCACGGCCTTCAACAAGCAGACGGACGGCAACGGCGACCCCATCGGCGTGACCAACCCGCGACTGCTGGTACCGACCGAGCTGGGCGGGCTGGCCGACGATATGTACCGTCACGAGAAGGTGGACGTCTCGAGCGGTTCGAAGGTCCGCACCACCGACAACCCGCACCGCGGCAAGTACCTGCCGGTCGAATCGCCCTGGCTGAGCAACACCCAGTTCAGCAACTACTCCACGACCGGCTGGTATCTCTGCAACGATCCGGCGGATTTGGCCGTGGCCGAGATCGCTTTCCTGGACGGCAACCGCACGCCCAAGATCTTCCGCGGCTACGCCAACATCGCCCAACTGGCAATGCAATTCGCCTTCGTGCACGACTTCGGCATCGCCCTGGCCGAAAGCAAGGCCGCCCACTTCGTGCCCGGCGTGGCCGCTCCGTAAGCCGCTTTTGTCCGTCCCTCTTCCCGCCAGGGAAGAGGGTTCGGTTGAGTGGGAAACATAACCGCACTAGACCAAACCACGACACTCGAAAATCAGGAGTAAGACCCTCATGTACACCAGTTCCTTCAAGCCTCGGTCGCGGATCACGGCCACCGTCGTCGGCGCCGCGGATGGCGGCGACCTGGTCCGACTCGGCGGCTGTGTCGCCGGCGCCTTCGATCGACCCGTCGCCGCCGCTGGCAGCGACGACTTTGCCGCACCCGCGGCTGGGGCCCGCAAGATCACCTGTGACGACGGCGAAACGTTCGCGGTCGGCGACGAGGTGTGGGTTGACGCTAGCACGGAACAGGCCGAACCGTTGACCGCCGATCTCGACTTCAGCGAGGACTACTGCGTCGGCATTTGCTGCCGCGCGAAGGTCGCCAGCAGCGGCGAACTTTACGTGGTCTACATGCCGCTGGAATACGTCGACCGACACAACGTGATCGCCCCGCTGGCCTACGAGTTCGACTGCGACGGCGACAACGGCGACACCGACGACCACCAGCTGATTCCCTCCTGGCAAAACCGCCACGGCCTGGTGTTGGAGCTGGCCTATGCCCGGGTGACGGAGCAGTTCGCCGGCACCACCGAAGACCAAGGTGTGGTCACCGTCTACGACGACGACGACAACGCCCTCTGCACGCTGACGCCCAGCGACGCCGGCGCCGACGCGGTGGGAGACGTCGTGATTGGCACGAACCCGGTGATCGGCGGCAGCACGGGCGACGCCATCAAGACCGTGGCCGCCGGCAAGGGGATCTACGCCAAGGTCACCCAGCAGACGACGGGCGGTACGCCCGCCGGCAAGCTGGCCGTGCACCTGAAGGTCAGCCCGCTGATCTGATCGTGGGGGACTCGCTCCGCGAGTTCTGCCCGAATGTGGGAGACTCGCTCTGCGAGTTTACCCGAATGTGGGAGACTCGCTCCGCGAGTCTCAACCTCCGACTTGCGGAGCAAGTCGGGCATATTAGCACCACCCAGGGGAGAACACCTCCGTGATCCGAAGCCTGGGCGGCGTCGCCTCGCGGCGCGCCGCCCGGGCGGGCACGGGCCTATGTGGGGAACTTGCTCCGCAAGTTCCAACCCAATGTGGGTGACTCGCTCCGCGAGTCACAAGCGCCGACTTGCGAATTCGCAATTCGGCCACAGCCAGGAAATACGCCATGTCACGTTGGGACGATTTGATCACCGACCTGGCGAACGCGGACCGCGAGCGGCAGCTCGCAGCGAGGTTAGCAGATGAACCTGTTTTCCGACGCGCTGGACTTCGTGGCCGACATGCGGGAGCAAGTGGCCGGCGAAACGATCACCTACCAGCGAATCAACGCCACGACGTCGCTAACCGCCACGAAGGGCAAGACGACCCACGAGGTTGACGATGAGAGCGGCGTTCGCACCCAAACCGACAGCCATGATTGGCTGTTACGAGCCACCGACCTGGTCATCGACGACGAACGTGTGCTGCCCGAAGTCGGTGACCGGATTTATTGGGAGGACCCTAACGGCGACACCCATGAATACGAGATCGCCTCCTTTGGGAATCCCGCCATCCATTACCGACCCAGCGACCCCCAGAACATTACTTTACGAATCCACTGCCAACACCTGGGAACGACGTAACGTGGGGAACTGGCTCCGCGAGTTCCAGTTCCGACTCGCGGAGCGAGTCGGCCACGTAACCAGTCGGCCACATAAGGAAACCCATGGACATTCGCCAGAAGGAAGTCGCCGAAGCCGTTGTGACGCAACTCAACGCGCACAACGATTTCGTGATGGCCTTCAAGGCGAAACGATCCTACCGCCCGATCTACGACCTCAAACAGGATTCCGAGCTGGAAGTCAACGTGATCTGCCTCGAAGAAGAAGAGGAGGTGATGGATCGCGGCTTCACCAGCGAATTCCAGTTCGTGGTTGACATCGGCGTGCAGTACAAGTTTCCGCGCAAAACCACCGACGCCGAAGAACTGGAACACACCGACAAGCTCGTCCAACTCTGCCAGGAAATCGGCGATCACCTACGCGACAACGAAAACGATACCCTGCCCGGTTTGGCGTACCGACAGAAACGTACAGCGGCGCCCTTCAGCCCCGAGCTGCTCGACCGCCGCCAGTTTACCGGCGTGATCGAAATCCGCTACGACTACGACGACACCGTTTAACGTGGCTGACTCGCTCCGCGAGTCGGATAACCAATGATCGCCCTCGACTTCAAAGCCGCGAAAGCCAACTTTCTCGACTCGCCGGCCGTGCTGGCCCGGGTCGAAAAAAACGAACGGCGCACGCTGGCTCGGTCCGGGGGATTCATCCGCACCACCGCCAGAAGAAGCATCCGCCGCCGGAAGCGCGTCAGCCAGCCGGGCGAGCCACCCAGCGCGCACGCCGCGTCGGGCGACTTTGCTTCTCTGAAGACGATCTTTTTTGCCTTTGACTTTCGCACGCGGAGCGTCGTGATCGGCCCCGTGGGACTCAATATCCACCATTACTACCAGGGGAAACTCAGCAAGGGCACCGTGCCCGAGGTGCTCGAAAAGGGCGGCACGATCGGCATCCGAGAGAAGCGAATGAAGGCCACCCGCTACCGAGAAGCCGGCCGCTGGCGGACGGGCCGCCGAAAGCCGCGGCCGTGGGAAGAAACCAGAGTTCGTTTGGCCACCTACGCGCCCCGCCCGTTCATGGCACCTGCCCTGCAGGTGGCGATCGATCGAGGCGTGCTCCCCAAAAACACCCGCGGTTTACTCGCCGCTTAGGAATCTGCCATGTCCGCCGCACTTACCGCCCAACTGGCCCGCATCACCCACACCAGCACCCGCCTGGCCCTGACGGAAATCTTTACCAATTTGCTGGTCACCGGCGACGATGCCCTGATGGCCACCAACGATCGCGGATGCTAACTGGAAACGAGCCGCCGTCAGCACCTACTAACAACGTGGGGAACTTGCTCCGCAAGTTCCAATTGAATGTGGGGAACTCGCTCCGCGAGTTCCAACCCAATGTGGGAGACTCGCTCCGCGAGTCTCAACCTCCGACTTGCGGAGCAAGTCGGCCACACTCACAAACGCAAGGAAGCCAATCATGCCCCGCAGTAAACTCGCCGTCTTCTGCAAGACGTACTACAACGCCGGCAGCTACGACACGCCCACCTGGACGGTCATTCCTCAGATCAACGACACGCTCAACCTGGGCCTGTCGAAAGACGAAGTCGATACGACGGATCGGGAAGACGCCGGCTGGGAAACCGTGATGGGTGGTGTTCGCAAGTGCCCGGTCGATTTCAAAATCCCCTGGACGCCGGCCGATTCCGTGTTCTCAGCGCTTTGGACCGCCTGGACGTCCGACGACGACAGCGCCGTGCTTGAAATGCTGATCATGGACGGCGCCTATGACACGGCGGGGACGAAAGGCATTCGAGCCTACATGGAGATCCTCGACTTCAAACGGGTGGAGGAAAAGAACGGCAAGGTCAATGCCGAGATCACCATGAAACCGGCCAAGAGCGACACCGACTACGCCGCCCCGTCGGTCTTTACGGGCAGCGAATAACGCGGCCCACCGATGCGGCCCAATGTGGCCGACCAATGTGGTCGACTCGCTCCGCGAGTCGGAATCGGAACTCGCGGAGCGAGTTCCCCACATTCGGCTGGAACTCGCGGAGCGAGTTCCCAACATTCCTCACAACCAACCTTAGATCACGGAGCACAAACCATGGAACCGATCCACTTCTTCACCGACCTGCAGGGGCGCGACTGGGGCATTGCGCCCATGTCCTGGGGCATGATCGTCAAAATCCGTTCGCGGTTTCGAGGTGTCGACTTTTCCAAGATCGTCGAAAAGGACGATCGCACGTTCGAACGCCTGGCCATGGAACCAGAGCTGCTCGTCAACGTCCTCTGGTGCACCTGCGAAGCCCAGGCGGAAGAGTTGGGTGTCTCCGGTGAGGAGTTCGGCGAATCGCTCGGCGGCGACGTTCTCGACCAGGCCGCCCTCGCCTTGGAAAGGGCGGCCATCGATTTTTTCCCGCCCCGGGTCCGCCGGACCCTGACGAAACTGGTGGAGAAACGCAACCAGGCCATGGATCTGGCGATGGATCAGCTGATCGAGACGGTGGACGGTCCGGAGACGAACCAGGCGATCGACCGCTTGGTGAGCGGTGCGAAGACCTCGTTTATCAACACGCTGGAATCCTTGGGGGAATCTGTCCCGACCCCTACACCCTGAACCGACTCGACCAGATGGCCACGGCCTACGTGAGCCAGCAATGGAACCACACGGCCAGTTTACAGGCCACCTTAATCAACCTGCACACCACGGAAGATAGCGACCCCGTTACGCCGGAGGAACTCCACCCGCTGATCGACACGCCGGAAACTAGACCACCCGACGTGCCCCAGGAAATGACTTTCAGCGTCCTGGCCGCCGCCTTCCTCCGTGATTGAACAATAGCAAGGAAGCTAACATGGCATCCGACCAACCCAGTGTGATTCGCGGAAAACAGCATTTCCTTGATGACTGTAGCTTCGCGGTCATCGTGTTGCCGTCGTCCTGCATCACCAACACCATGATCGCCGCCGCGGCTGCGATCGACGCCACCAAGCTCGAGCAGCAGTACACGCCGGAATATGCCCAGCCGTCGGGCCAGCCGGCCTATGCTGAAACGAAAAAGCTACACACCACCTACGCCGCCGGCGACGTGATTGCTTTTGAAGCCGGGTCCGTGTTGCCAAACCTGGACGGGGCCACCGTCGACGTCGACCTCCAGGTGGACGGCGCCAGCATCCTCACGGCCGCCGTTGAACTCGACGACACGCACACCGCCTACGAGATCGTGTCCGGCACGATCGATACCGAAGACATCGCCGCAGGCAAGGTGCTCACGGTTGTCATCACGCCCACCCCAGGCACCGGCTCCTGCGCCCAGGGCGTCTTCTGCCGGGCCATCGTCCGCGAAGCCGCGGAGTAAACCGACGCCTACACTCACACCACTCCACAAAGGATCACGCTATGTATGCAGATCTGAAAGCGCTTTTTGAAGGCAACGGTCTAATCATGCTGATCGTCGGCCTGGTCATCGGCGGTCTTCCGCTATTCAACGGCAAGACAATCATCCAACTGCTATTGGGACTGATCCCCCAACCCGAGTCGTCCCGGACCATCGAACGGGCCCGCCGGCTGGCGGCCGACGACGCCGAGCGAAAGGCCCGCGCCCAACTGGCGCAGGCGAGGTTCGAGCAAACCAAGGCGGCCTTGCCCGACGGGTTGAGCAACGACGAGATCTTCCGCGCATCTGGCCTCCACGGCGGCATCCTGGACATCATCAAAACCTTTCTGCCAAACGTGTCGCCGATCCTACTGATCGGCGGTGCAATTGTGGTCTTCCTGCTGTTTTCCGGAAGTTTCTCCGGCTGCACCTAATGTGGGTGACTCGCTCCGCGAGTCACAACCGAATGTGGGTGACTCGCTCCGCGAGTCACAACCGAATGGGGGGGCTCGCTCCGCGAGTCCCAGACTCCGACTGACGGAGCGAGTCGGCCACCTTGTCCCGGGACAATCCCATGCCGCGCAACACCCTGCTCTTGATCGTCCTGCTGATCGCCGCCGCCCTGGCCCTCACCCAGTGCCAGGGTCCGGACCCGGTCGACCCGGCCGGGCTGCCGCGGGTGATCCTCTGCCTGCGGCATTTGGGCCGCGGCACGCTCGACGACGTCCACCAGGCGTGGCAGATCCGGGAAGCTATCGACGCTAGCGCCGACCCCGACACGCCCGCCTTCTTCTGGCTGCCAGCCACGGCGAAAGACCAGCGGCTCCGCCCACACGGCGGAGTCGCTGCGTACGCCGCCCTGGGCAAGCCGCTGCCCTACTGCTGGGACATCGTGGTCACCGACACCGGCCCGCGAATCATCCACGAGGGGCCGCTGGACGCCGAGCAGGTGCTCAGTTGGGCCGGGCTGGTACCGCGAGCCCCTCCCGCGGGCGACGCGTCGACAATCCCCGACGTGCCGCTAGACGTGGATTTCGCCGCGGAGGCCCCCGAGCTGTGCGGGTACCGGCCGACCCCCGAACTGTGCCGAGGCATGGAGCAGGCCGCGGTCCGCAATATCCGCGAACTGCCGGGATTCGAGCCGATCCCCAAGGCCGATTGGCCTAAGTGGTGCGACCGCTTCCCCATCGAACGCCTGGCGGGCCCCGTCTACCACACCACCGAGCAGGTGATGGGCAGCTGCGTGGGCCATTCGGCCATGAACGGGATCGAGGGCCCCCGGGGCCTGATGTTCGGTCGCCGGGCCGAGACCTGGCTCTCTGCGATCAGCATGTACCACTTCATCGGCCGCAGTCCCGGGTCCGGGGCCTTTATCGGCGACGCGGCCGACCGGCTGGCGTCAATCGGTATCCTGCCCGCCGACAACAGCCCCGACGCGTCCGACTGGCGGCACGCGCACCAGGACGTGGGCGGGTTCTACGACGCCTTACCGGCGGGTTACGAAGCGACAGCGGAGTGTTTCCGGGCCGAGGTCTACTACGTCGACGACGAGGAAGCATGGTTTGCCGTCACCATGCGCGACGGCCTGCGGGTCCATCTTGGCCGGTCGCAGCACGCCATCTCGGGCCTGGGGGTGGTCTGCGAACGTGGGAGACTCGCTCCGCGAGTTCCAACCCAACGTGGGAGACTCGCTCCGCGAGTCTTGACCTCCGACTCGCTCCGCGAGTCGGCCACACCTACCGCCCCGCGCTACCGCTGGGCCTACGAAAACAGCTGGGGCACGGACTGGGGCGCCCTGGGCAAATCGATCGGATTCGACAGCCGCATGTATCCGGGCCGCGTATACGTGCCCGTGGTGCATGACGGCATCCCGATACCGTCGGTGAACTAACGTGGGAGACTCGCTCCGCGAGTCGGCCACACAGACGCCCATACCAACGGAGAACCAAATGAACCGCCAAACCGTGATTGCTGTACTCAGCCTGGCCGCCGTGGGCGGCTACGCCGCCAACCAGACCCCGGGCGGACAGGCCCTGGCCACCCCCGAAGCACCGCTCATGGCCCCGGCCGCGATCGCCGACGACGACACGGAGACCCCCGCGCCGATCGACACGGCCCGTCTGCAGCGGGTGAGCGACGAACAGACCCGCGTGCTAATCGCCCTGGCGGGCCGCCTGGACGATCTCCAGGCGACCGTCGATGACCTGGCAGAAGAACCAGGGGAACCCGCTCCGGAAGTTCCAACTGAACGTGGGGACGGTGAATGTGGGGAACTCGCTCCGCGAGTTCTCACCTCCAACTCGCGGAGCGAGTTGGCCACGTTAGGCCGCCTGCAATTTCACCGAGGCCAACCCGTGCGGAACGCTGGCCGGGCCGCCCTGCGAGCGCCGGCCCGGGCCGCTCGAGGCGTGTTTCGGGCCGCCCGCGCCGTCTTCCGCTGGCGACCGTTCGCCCGCATCCGTGCCCGGCGCTGCGGGTAGGCAGTCTTTTGACATCCAGCACTTGTACGAACCAAAAACCTGAACGCGGAGATCGAAACAATGCGAATTTTTCTGCTGCCATCCGTCGTGTGTTTGGCGTGCCTCGCCAACATCGCTTTCGGCGACTCCGTCGGAACCAAGTTGCAGGCCGTGTCCGTCAACATCAAGGCACCGGGAAAATACGGCCAAGGCTCCCAAGGTTCCGGTACCGTGATTCTCCGCCAGGTCGACGGCAAACAAAACGCCTTCGTGCTGACCGCGGCCCATGTCATTCGGGGTCTGCGGGATGTCTCCGACGCGATCGTCGACGGCAAGGAAAAGAAAATCGTCACCTACCGCGACGCCCAAATTGTGCAAGAGGTCGGCAATAACGACAACAGCCGGATCGTCGGCGATACCCGCTTAGACGCCAAGGTCATTGCGACCGACTACCGAAGGGACATTGCCCTGTTACGTGTTCGCGCGGTGGGAACGCTCAAGTCTTCCGCCAGGTTTTACGACGGACCGCTGCCCGAAGTCGGCACGGAGGTCTACCACTGCGGCGCTCCAGGTGGCCAGGATACCGGCGGCACGGCCACCCTAACGGCCGGCATTATCAGCCGTACCGGGGTGCGGATCGCAGAATATGGCGGGGCGGAACACGGCATTTTCGATCAAACCGACACCGCGGCACTCCCCGGGTCATCGGGCGGGCTGTTGGCTACCCGGCAAGATGGCCATTGGATTGGAATGATCACCCTGGGGTTACGGGGCGGCGACAACTTCCACTGGTTCGTACCCATCCGCAATGTTCGTGAATGGTCGCAGGAGGCCAAGTGCGAATGGTTGCTCAAACACGACGGCAATGCCACCGAAAAGGCGGTCGGTGAAATCCCGCTGGAACTATCGCCTCCGGAAGTCAGTGGCGGCAACGCCGCGCCATCCGGGACGATGCGGAACGTCATCAGACACACTACAATTTTCAACCCGTTTTCCAGGCAGATCACCGCAAGCGACTAGCCCATGCTCTGGCGATTCATCCACATTCCGAAGACCGGCGGCACGGCCATCCGCCGCGTCTATGGCCAGGGAAATTGTGGGGAACTCTCCCCGCAAGAATGTGGGGAACTCGCTCCGCGAGTTCCAACCTCCGACTCGCGGAGCGAGTCGCCCACATTAAACCTGCGCTGCGGTCACCTGCCAGCCTCCTGTTTCCCGCCTGACGTGTTTTGCTGGGCCGTGCTGCGGAACCCGTTCGACCGAGCTGTCAGCATCTGCGGGCACCTCTACCGAGGTCTGGGGGTCAAGATCACGCCGGGACTGTTCCGCCAATGGGTACGCGACGATTTCCCGACCTCCGTCAAGCAGGGCAGTGAAACCGTGGCCTTCATGGGCTACGCCTGCGACGCCTTGAAGCTGAAGGTCACCGACCCCCAGGCCCGTTGGATCGACGATCGTACGCAACTGTTGCCCTATTGGGATCTCGAAAGACACCTGCACGCTTTGGTGCGGCAATTGGGCCTCGAGCCGCAGGCCCTGCCGCGAGTCAACGAAAGCAACCGCGACCGCGGCTACCTGCACTACTACGACGACAAGACCCTGATTACCGTGCACGATCGCTACCGCCAAGACTTCAAATTGTACGACGCCCTAGCCGACAAAATCCCCGACTAACCTAGCAGACTTGCAAATGTGGCCGACTCGCTCCGCGAGTCGAATGGAACTCGCGGAGCAAGTTCCCCACCTTTTTAACCCGCGACTTTTATCATGGCTTCCTCATCCGATGTCCGAGCCGGCCGCGCCTTTGTTGAGCTGTACCTCAAGAAGGGTCTCATGGTCAAAGGGCTGCAACAGGCGCAACGCCGCCTGGTCGCCTTCGGCGGCATGATTCGCGGCATCGGAACCAAGATTTTTGCGGCGGGCAGCGGTGTGGCCGGGTCGTTTGTCGCGGCGGCAAAACAATTTGCCGGGTCCGGTGCGGAGCTGGCCAAGCTATCCAGGCAAACAGGCGCCAGCGTCGACCAGCTCTCACGCCTCCGATCGATGGCCCAACAAACCGGAGTTGATTTTGAGGACGTCGCTGGCGCCACCGAAGAACTTAACATTCGTCTGGGCGAGGCGATCCAGGATAAAACCGGCCCCCTATATGAATCCTTTCAGAAGCTGGGACTGAGCGCTCAACAACTCGCCGACATGCCCGTGACCGAGCGTTTTGCCACGATTGGCGAAGCATTGCGGGGGATCCAAAACCAAGCAGAACGAGGATTTCTGGCGGACGAAATCATGGGCGGCGACGCCTTCAAAATGCTCCCCTTGTTGATGCGTGGCAGGGAAGGCTTCGCCGCGCTAAACCAGGAAGCCGAACGTCTCGGGTCTGTCATGTCCGAAGACGACGCCAACGCCGCGGTGGCGCTGACCAATGCCTGGACTGATCTGAAAGAGGTCATGGGAAACGCCGTCAATAAGGCCGGGGCAGCGGTCGCATCGACGATTACCGATGTCATTAACAAAATCGTGCACTTGGTTTCCTTGATCTCCAAGTGGATCAACGAAAATCGCGAGCTGGTGAAGACCATCTTCAAGGTGGGCGCCCTCGTGGCCGGTATCGGGGCCGGATTGATCTTGGCCGGTACCGGGATCATTTTCATTGGCACCGCCCTGGGCAGTCTGGCCAGCATCTTCAGCGGCATCGCCACCGTGTTGGGTTTCGTGCTCTCGCCCATCGGATTCCTGATCGCCGGTGTCACGGCCTTGACCGTCTACTTCTTCAAGTTCACCGAGACGGGACGCAAAACCGCCAGCATTCTGGGCGACGCCTTCAATCGAGTTGCCGACGTGTTCCGCGCAACCTGGGGCGGAGTCGTCGACGCCATCAAGGCCGGCGACCTGCAACTGGCCGGCAAAATCGCGGTGACTGGCCTCAAGCTGGCATTCATCGACGGCATGCTCGCTTTGCGCGGCCTGGTGGGCGACGACGTGGTTGCCATCGCCGGCTACCTGGCCAGCGGCGACCTGTCCGGCGCCTGGAACCATACGCTCAAGAGCCTGGGCAAAATGTGGCATACGGTGTGGTCCGGGATGGTCAATGTGTTTAGCACTATTGCAAAACAGATTGTCGGTATTTGGTCGAAAGGCATCGAACTGATTGGCAAGGGCATGACTCGCCTAGCCCACATGCCCGGCTTTCGCCAAGCGTTCAAAGCGTATTCGGGCGTCGACTTAGTCGAGCTGGAGGAAAAAAACCGGCAACAGCACATTGAGGCTCGAAAGAAGGATCAAGAAAACATTGCCAAATGGCAGGCCATCCGCGACAAGGCGCAGGCGGAAGGCAGAAAGGTGCAAGGCTACACGGCGGAAGAGGCACAACGTCACATCGACATGCTACGCGAGCACATGCAGACGCTGGGCGACAAGGGCCCGGACCTCCTCGCGGCGATGGACAAGGCCATTGAAGAGGATGCAAAGCAGAAACAAGAAAAGCTAGAAGATTACCTTAATACGCTCGACGAGCAGGCCGCCGAGGCCGAAGCCTGGTCAGAACGCGAAGCCGACGACAGCCGCGAAGAGGGGCTCAAACGGCTGCGGGAGCAGGCCGCCCAGACACGAAAAGAACTCGGTTTGCTCCGCAAGGAAGCCGCCGACGCCGCCGCGGCGGCAGCCGCCGAGCGCGGAAAACTACCCGGCGGCGGTCGCGACGACCTCGCCCGTGGACTGATGGGCGCCGAATCCCGGGCCCGGACCGCCGTGACCTTTTCCGCCCAGGCCGCCAGCATGCTGGGGGCCAGTGGCGAGGGGGCCAAGATCGCCCAGGCCACCCAGGGCAGCTTCGCCATTCTCCGCAAGATCTGGGAAGAACGCCGCCGCAATCGCCAATACCTTCGCAAGCTGGCCAGGATGCCCGACGCTTTCGAATGACCGTGGGTGACTCGCTCCGCGAGTCACAAGCCAACGTGGGGAACTCGCTCCGCCAGTTCCAACCTAACGTGGGGAACTCGCTCCGCCAGTTCCAACCTAACGTGGGGAACTTGCTCCGCAAGTTCCAATCCCGACTCGCGGAGCGAGTCGGCCACAGACGACGCGCAAGGACGCGCCACCATGCCCCGACAACTTATCGTCCAACCGATCGGCACCGAACGCTCGCATCTGAGCAGCGATGAAACGACCCGCGAGCTGGCGTGGCGGTTCACCGGTCTGGAAACGATCCTGGAAGCCGAGCAGGCCGCGCTGCTGGAAGCGCCGGAACCCTACAACAATCTGATCATCAAGGACCTGGACGCGCAGGAGGTCAGCTATCAAGTCTGGGACGTGACGGTCTTCTACGGCCGCTGGGAGGAAAAGGACGAACCGGAAGAAGGCACCGCCGAGGTCCAAATCACGATCGCCGGCGAAACGGAGCACATCACCCACGCCAAGGAGCACATCAAGACCTACCCGGCCGACGCCGACGAACACGACGGGGCCATCGGCGTGACGGGCGACGGCAGCGTGGAAGGGGCGGACATCATCGTCCCCAAGTATTCGTGGGTCGAAATTTACCACATGTCCGACGCCGCCTTCACCGTGGCCTACCGGAAGAAGGTCAAGTCGTTGGTCGGCAAGACGAACGCCGCCGAGTTCAAGGGGTTCGCCGCCAACGAAGTACTCTTCCTGGGCGGCGGAGCGTCGAAGAAGGGCAAAGAGCTGTGGCGGGTCGAGTTCCAGTTTATCCAGTCGGACAACGTGGAGGGTCTCGCCATCGCTGACATTTTGAACATCGCGAAGAAAGGCCACGAATTGCTGTGGGTCAAGTTCGCCGACGAAGAAGACACGGCCGTCCCGCAGCCCGAAGCCGTCCACATCGAACGCGTCTACGACGAAGGCAACTTCGGCGACCTGGGATTGCGCGACTGATATGTCGAACCGAATGTGGGGAACTCGCTCCCCGAGTTCCGTTGCGACTCGCGGAGCGAGTCGCCCACACTTACCTTAAACCTTTGATTTCCGATCATGTTTCACCAACGCCTGCCCGGCGAAAAATATGACATCGCCGCCACGGAAATCAACGCCTGGAACCGGGTCGCCGTGCGCGATTCGCTGGCCCGCCGCAAGACGGGCAATGCGCCGGCCGTGATCGACGACGACCCCGTGATCATCAAGATCCGGAACGTCTCCGATTACGACGTCCCCCGCCACGGAATCATGGTGCCCGCCGACGGTGAAGATGGTTTCGTCTTTGACCCGGTCAACAACGCGAAGCAGTTTCGATCCTACCCGCGGGTGGCCTGCGTGACCCCCACGGCCGACGATCGCGGGCGGGCCGTGATTACCCTGCAACCGATCAAGACGGGCAAACATGGCCGGGCCGTGGTGGCGGGCGCTGCCGTTTGCCAGGTGGACATGCAAAACGAGTCGGATCAATGGGCCGACATCTTCGACGACAACGACCTGCCGGAAACCACCCGCAACTCGCGGCTCAAATCCGGCCCGGCCGGGTTCGCCCAGATCATGTCTGTGCAGAGCGGCACGGGGGTCAAATGGGCCATCGTGCGGTTCCCCTACCGCGCCACCCACCTGCCCGTCTCCCTCACGCTCAAGAAGCTGGTGTACGACACAACGGACCCGTTTGGCGCGGGAGTCGATCACAAGTTTTCGTTGCAGCATCCGGGTTCCTGTGTTTGGGACGACGACCCGACCACCCAGGTGGGCGATCTGACGGCCTCCGGCGTGGAGATCACCGACGACGAAACCTATGACGGACCAAAGCTGAAACTTGCTAAGGGCCTCTGGGAAATTGAACCGCAGCTGATCTGCCTCGGCTTTGACTTCGCCGCCGGCGTCTCCAGTCACCGCACCTTGGCCACGTCGGTGACCGACGGACATACGCACAACTATGA